AATTCTGTTTGCACGGATTTTGGCAATTCATTGAAGATCTTTAATAGCCTATCAAGCCCTTGAACCGTGAATGAGAAACCGGCTGCCATTATCTTACTTCAGTTAATTGCTTCAAATGGATCATTTTTCTATGTTCGCCAACCTGACTCCATGGCCCCATTTTAAAGGACCGCCCTTCAAAAATGAGCCGTGTATCTTTACTGATATTTGCCTCAATCTCATTTCGCCACCAGATCCAACCTTCATAAATCTTTACGCTTTCATCATATCCAGATTCAAAGGCGTCATATACTCTCTTTTCCCGGATAAACCCACGAGTAGTGAACCAGTCAACATATTGTTCATTTTGCCCGCCTGTATCATCTGAGCTTTTTATCACCTGCTCAAACTTCACCACCATCTTCATTTGCCCTATCGTCGGAGTAAACGCCATTACGCAATAATTGATGTTCGTTTATACCTAGCCGCCAATTCCAATGCGCTTTTACATAGGCTTACGTCCGCTGTCGCGAATTGTTGTTGTTGATCGCCTGCATTAGTGTACCGGAATGCTATTTCTTCCAATAGCGCCCGTTTAAGGCCCCCCGGCAACGTTTCATATCCAGCTTCATAGTTTACTTCCAGGTAACAACTTGACGGGTATTCTATCCACCTGAATTGATTACCTCTTACAGTGTATTGCGTCGTGGCAGTAAGAGTATTGCCATCAACGTCCTTTATTGAAGTAAGCGTTGTCACGGGGCCGAATGGTATCTCAATGCCGCCACATTCATTACGCAGAATTGCCTTTAGTGTTTTTGCGCCGAACGACAACCCGGTGTATTGCTCCAATTCTTCCCGACATTGAGATATAAGCGCGGTGATCTTAGTATCATCATCATCGAACTCATAACTACCAGAGGTATCAAACTGCAGGTTTAAATGCCGTTTAGCCTCTTCTAGTGTTACCGGTTCGGTTTCGATATCTGTAACCACCTGAACTTCTATTACATCGTTATACTTCATATAAAGAGAAGGAGGCCGGTTGCCCGGCACTCCCCAGGTTTATCATTAAGAAGATGCAGAGTTGCCAAGATCTTCAATAACAGTTGCAGCGGGCTGCATTGCATTGAACTCTTCAAAGCACTCGATACGAGCCGTGATTTGGTTCGTGGTCACGTTCGTAGCATCCTGCTCGAAGAACTCGATGGCAAGGCTTTCTACTTCGATCCGTTCTACGTAGTTCCGGTCGAACGTCAGGAACTTGTCGTGCGAAGGAATCCAGGTCACAGGGTAAACAGGTGTACCGTTCACCATCAGTGAACCGTTGGGACCTGACTGTACACCACCTGCGCCAGCGTAAGCACCATTTTGTATCAGCCACTTGTTGATGCGGTTCAGTGCAGTATAGCGAAGTAGGCCGAATGAGGCCTCGTAATCGGCATCCCACAAAGCGGTCACCGCATCCATCACTTCAAGTATATCAACGGTCTCTGTAGATCCTGAAGCGGTGCCGCCGGCAGCATTCGCGGTTGCGATAATATCCCAAAAGCGGCGATTCTCTACTTTGAAGAACTCGCGTTGCAACAGGCGGGGCAGCGTGTTCTGCAGGAAAGGCAATTGGCGCATCAATTGTTTTGCAAATCGCGTGTAGCCGGCAATGTATTCGCTCACTACTTCAACCCGGGCAAAATCAAAATCTATCTGCGTTTTGGCTGCACCAGGTGCAGATTGACGGGAGATAGATCCTTCACCCGCTGATTCACGGAAATAAACGTATGTTCCGGTTTCTGATCTCACGGTAGGAATCAGATCACGGGCATTCACCTTTTGTGCAGGGCGAAGAACCTGTTGGTTGCCGTAGTCAACAAATCCCTGACCGGTAAGGTTATTTGCTGCTGTCATATCGCCAGCGTCCTTTTTTTCAAAACCGTTGGTATCCATCTTATGCGCCATATTGGGATCGTAAAAATCCATCGTAGGAGCAGAAAGATTGATGGCGCCTTTCAGTTGCATTTTGAAACGATTGCCGCGACCTACCGATGCAATCCCTTTTTGGTTTTCGGGGTCTGCCAATGCTTCAGCCATTGCTTGCTGCAGGCTCTTTGCCTGGATGCGGCCACTGCCTGTGCTGGCACTTGTTTGAATCTCCTTAACCTTTACCAAAACTTCATCCAGAGCTTTCTGATTGGCCGTGTCGGTTTCGTCCTTCTGCGTTTGCCAGTTGGTGAATTTTTCTATTGATTCGTTGATGGTAGTAGCATGTTTTTTCAATGCTTCTTCAACGTTTGCTTTTACTTCTGTCTTCAGGGCTTCTTTTACATCATTAAGCCCTTTGGCCAGTTCAGCTTTTTCCTCCGGTGTAAAACCGCCCCCTTTGTTTTCAGTGGTGGCATCCAGATACATCATTATGAAAAACAATTTCATCTGTTTAGTTTTTTTAGTTTAACAAATCGGTTATACCAGCAAATGATCTAACCGACCGCACTACTTCTTGCTGAGTGGTCTTAATTACCGGCTCTTCCTGAGTGGCCTTTACTTCATCCGGCTCAGGTTTCGATAGGTCAATAAATGCTTGCTGTAGTTGTTTGAGCGATATTTCGAGTTGATCGAAAGTTTCATCGGTAACGGTCCCATCACGCATGAACTTTATCATAGTCTCAATGCGTTTGCCCAACTTCTCTACCTTGACTTTTGCTTTCATGCCTGTTAACGGCGTGTTAGGGTTGGCGCCCCAGGCTGTGAGCGAGCTTCCTTCCCATAGCTTGATTTCAGTAAGCTCCCGCATCGCCTCTCCCTCCTTCCATTCACTCCATGGCTTCAATTGATTGAACTTTTGTGTACGATAACCAATACTATGCTCGGTTATTAACTCGCTTTCAACCATCTTCACGAAGTCTGTACCGAGAGCGTGGGTGCCTAATTGAGATTCATAATACAGCCCATAATTGTCTTCCTTAAGCTCAACGATGCGGCCAAGTGGTTGCCATGAATCATGATTCAATAGGTGTTTAATGCGAGGCTTACGGGCATTGGGGCCGTATTCCTGAATTGTCTTTATGAATGCCCCCTTCTTTATTACATCACCATCGCTATCGACGGAATCAAAGTGAGCAAAGTAGCCGGTGACAATTCCTTTCTTGCCGTCTACATCTTTGAACTGTATCGGACGTTCCGATACTATATCAAAGTCTTTATATGAAAAAACATCTTTCATGTTTTTATAATTAGTTTGTTAAATCAGCCAATATGCTTTGTAATTCTGCCCTTAATGCTCCTCTTACCCTTACCTGCGGTTGTTCCTCTTTAGGAATCAACCTGCCCTTGTCGTCTCTCATAGCCACTACCTCACTGAAGCACCTGCAATTGATCGTATTCGCTGCGCTCCCGTTAGGATCACCCGGAAACTGCAATTGCTCGCCGCCCACGGAAAAGGTATCGGCCTGGTTCACCGTTTGGTTATCAGCAGCCAGGTGTGCATGCCTGGTCCTGTTATCGTGTACTGATATCCACCTTTTCTGCGTTTTATATTCAAACTTCTCGGCCGCTAACTCATTCCCATAATTGATTGCCCTGTTGCTTTCAGTTCGAAGTATTCGGCGAACACGGCCATCGAGATAATCTTCACGCTCTATAGCCTCGGTCATCTGTTGAATACTCCAGCCCTCGTCAATACCCTGCTTTATAATCTTCTCGATGTACTCCTTCGTAGTTTCGCTAATAGGCAACACCACCTTATCGAACAGGTGAGCGGCGAAGTATTCCAGGAGCTGCTTAGTCCATTCAGCGTTATACCCGAATGATCGTCGCTTCTTCTGAACTTTTGGCAACCGGCGCAATTCGCCGAGCGTTTGGTTTGCTTTAGCGAGCCCAGCCTCAGTATGCAGCTTATTGATGATTGGCGTTAGATCCTCATTCCACAGGTCAGAGTTCATGTTAGCTTTTGCTACATCAGCGCCGTACTTCTGCAAGTCGATTGTAAAAGAGCTTAGTTGTTGTTTTATGGTCCGTTTCATTGCGGCATAGAATGCTTTCTCATACTTCACCCTCAGCCTCTCATTTTTCCTTATGCGTTGTTGTCTGGTCATGTATCGAAATAAAAAAGGGCCGCAACATCCATCTCTGAATGCTACGACCCTCTATGATTTTAACCGGGGTTCTATATTCTGGTTCCTGCACTGGCACTCATGGTGCTCTGGCTTATTATCAATAATGCTCCCGCCTCCCATTCCTCGCGCTCCAATCTGTCGGATATTCCCGCTTCTCCGGCGCCGGCTGCTTACATTTCTTCTCTGGTGTTGCTGTTACCAGGTTCAATACTCCACATTTGCACTGAATACTGATATTGCCATCCTTGATCTGCCCTTCGGCCAGCTTCTTTCCACAACTGCAACACCTTATATCGTTTTTACCTTTCATTAAAAAGGTTTGTATAATGATCAATTATTTTACTCCGTCCCTGCTCTGTTTTAGCCGCTTCCAGCTTCATTTTCATGACGGTCCTAAAATGCTCCTTTTCTCTTACTGTTATTCGGCAATCTTCTTTACCGCTTTTAGGGTTTGGATTCTTGCGGGTGTAGATTGGAATGGCTTGTTCAATTACCGCTTTTAATTTCAACTCGTCGAAAAACATGGCATTCTCTTTTGTCATAAACTCGATAATCTGTTCTTTGGATACCTGCCAAATCATTTTGCCACCCTCAAATAATCGTTTAATCCCGCTTTACTCAGATCATCATTGATTCGCTGCATATCTTCATCGCTCAGGTTGTTAACAACATCGGCCAGCGGCACCAGATTGCCATCAACCAATATCACATCCATATTTGGATCTTCTGGCACATCAAGCCCCATCAGCTCCAGTTTATACCCTGATGATACCGGTAACTTACTAACCCATTCCCATTTCTCCTTTTGGTCTTCCTGGAGTTCTGTATATACTGACATATCAAAGTCGGCGTACACGTTCACCCCCTTAAAGCCCCAGTCTGTTTGTAACTTACGGTTAAAATGATCCCGTTTCGATGTTAGGTGAGGCAACGCCCCCCTTGTCGTCAATGCTTTCTCTGCCTCTTTCAGGCTGTTATATGTCTTGTTATCAGGATCATTCCCTAACTGCGATGGTATGCCCCACAAATTGAATATTCTTCGTAAGTCCAGCGCTTCGATACCTGATAGGTCCATATCCTTCAAAGTACTGCCTACGCTAACGTAACCCATTTTATAGCCACTCATAGCCACCTTACCGAACATCTCGGCGCCGCCATGTTCATTTGCCCATACTCTTCGGGTAGCCGCAATCTGTGATTCTCTGCCACTAGCCGGCACGAGCGGATCATCGATGTATGCTATCCCGGGCGTCCCGTTATTATCCAGTTGAACGGCCCCCGCTTTCTTTGCACTATTGTTTCGCGTGAGCGTTTTATTACCTGGCTTTAGTGGTGACATGCCTAACAGGCCGCTACCATTTGCGTCGTAATCAGGATTCCAGAACTTCAGGTGCAATATCTCTTCCCGATTGAACTGCTTGATAAAGCCGTTATTGAGCTGCCAGCCGACTATTCTTTGCGGGAACCCTCTCGTTGCATACGGTGCCATCCATTGGGCCGGCGCATTCATTAATTCCTGCGGTACCCCTTTATTAGCCCCGGCATCAAGGATATTCGCCCACATCATTTCATTACCGGTGATCATTTTGAAGCCGGCGCCGTCAGCAATCAGATCGCTCCAGGTACCGTCTTCATTGGGCCATTTCAGCAGGTCGTTCAATTTGCCTAAGCGTGTATTAAACGAGCTCATTGGCTCCAGCGCCTTCTTTCTTAAGCGCATGGCCTCATGCCAGTCCTTAGTATCGAACTTGCTACTTATGATCCCCTGGTAGCGTTTCAAAGAACCTTCGTCAACTACTTTATAAAGGCTCCACGGCGCGCATCTGATCTTATCCATCACCAGCATCACCGCAGAGTAAACAATATCATTAGCCTGGTATCCGTCTTTAACATAGGCCGATAGCTTATCACTGATCCACGTTATCTGTCCACCTATTTCCCTGAACTGCCCCGCACCAAATGGTTGCATCGCCCCGGCTGGCGGTGGTGATGCTTTTAAGCCCAACAATGCGCTTGCTATCCATTTTTGTACTTTGTTCATATTATCCAGCGATGGGCTTAAATACGAATCCTGTTAAATGTGTGAATATGGCGTATCTTATTGCATCCATTAGGTGATCATTAAATTTAACCGGCTCATCCAACACCTTGCCATTCTTATCAGTTTTCCACTTATAACTCTTTATCTCTTTTATTATATTTGCTGACCTTTTGGTAATATAGAGCGGCATGCTCTTAGCCTTCCTTATCCCCTCGGTAACGTCCTTATCAGCGGCTATTGCGTTATACCCTGCTCTGCATATTTCCTCTATGGTTTTAGGTTCGGCAGCGTCACAATATGTTTGTATGCCCTTTGTCAATCCAAGCCCATGGTATTTCTCTAGCAGGTCGTTTGTAGTGAGCTTTGTTTCATACAGTAACTCATCCAGATAAACGCCGCCTTCAAACAACTCTACATCAACAAGGGCGGAAGGAACATTAAAGCCGAAATCCTGCCCTCTTATTCGCTCTCCCCTATCCGGCATCTCATCAACGAGTTTCCAATGCGTATAGATCGTTTCAGAACTGGTACCACGCTGGCCGAGGCCGAATACCTTCCATAGGTTCTCATCAAGGCTCTCGAGGCTTTCTATTTCTTCGATTTGCTCCTTAGATAAGTTCGCCCGATTGTTTTTATAAGTACTTACAATTAGCTTGTTACCTGGCCTGTCCGCTACTTCATAAACCCAACTGTACTCATCAGCCGGGTTGAAGTCCATGAATATTTGCTGTTCAGTTCGTAGGGCCAGTTGTACGTAAGTATCGCGGCTCAGTAAGTTTGCCTCGTTAACATACAATATCTTTCTACCTGGACCTCTTACCTTCTGACTGTCATCTGCTCCAAAGAACTCTATATAGCTACCCGTTGCCGGGAAAGTATAAATGTTATCGGTACGGTTGAAATCGTTCTCATTGAATAGGTTCAAATCTTCCAGTATCTTCAGCACATCCTTACGAGCCCCTTTCTTGATATGCGGTAGCGAAGGGCTAACAATTGATATTTCGGTTTTCCCATAAGGCTTGCCTGTTATATCATTCTTACCCCCGCTTGCAATATCCACCATCAACTGGGAAAGTGAGTAAGTCTTACTCGATCTTGTGCTTCCCTGGTTGGCTATTACCCTATACTTCCTGCTATCATAAGCGTCCTTGTTAGCCCAAAAAACCGGCGTTGTATTTACATCAACTGTTGCCATCTGCCAGCGGTTCATTGCCTTGTTGCCGGACGTAGTTTACTGTGATGCCTTCAGGTGTTCGCAGATCCACTTCCTGCTTTTCAATGTACCCTCGTTTCTTCCCCTTCGTTTTTAAGTAGAAAATGATTGCCGTGGTATCCCCCTTTTTAATCAGTTTATGTAGTTCAGATTCAACGACATCAAGTGTATATTCCTGTAATTCTTCTACCGCTGCCTTAAATTCTGGATCAGCATTAACCCAATTGTAAAAAGTGGAACGAGGCATTCCAATGGACTTGCACGCTGTTGAGATAACACCACAGCTTTCTTCTAAAGCACTTAGAATCGCCTTTTTTTCGTTGTCCATTTTGTACCACCTATATAAACAAAAAATCCGAGTCGGCGGTTGTGCCTCTCGGACGTTAAAGTTAGATTGATTATGTCGATTTAGTTGGTAGGATATTTACTACCACTTTACTTTTGCAAGTGGTTTCACGGGGAACGTTAGTTTATATCCTCCATGTATTTTACCTTCCTTGCTTCGTCAACATTAAAACCATCCAAATAGTTTAATTCACTGTATGGCTTAATACACCAACAATTGAAAGTCGACTCATAAGTTATGGCTGTGCCATCCTTTACAAATATGTAAATATCATCTTCGTCTTCCCCACCGCCAATTTGAAAGAAGAATATCTGTTTTTCATACCCTGCATTGGTAAGAGATTGCTCTGTTATAGGTGTCATAACTCAATTTTTAGCTCCTCGCCCGTCAGTGCGAAATAGAGGTTTTGAAGTTGGTGGAGGTATTTAATTGAACAATGCTCATCCTCATAGTAATAGCTTCCTCGCTCATACTCACATTTAACCCCTTCCCGTACAACTATCAATTCAAAACGGTCGTTTAACTTAAAAAAGTTAGCTATCCCAAAATCGAATGACAAGTATTCAAACCCGCACCGTTCCAGCCATTCGGGAGTGAGGGGAATCGGCGCAATAGTACCCGTATCAAAATTAAAGTATCCATTATTTTCACAAAAGCCATTACCTGCCTGCCCTATTTCAATTATTACATCAACTTCCCCTTTAAACAACACCAGGTTCCCTATCCTTAATTCATTAGCTTGTATCATCGTAACCCTGTTTTCGCCACGCCTTAAATGGCACAGCATTGTTAACTAAACTTGTTTTATTTACTACCCGTAGTATACCGCTCTTGAGCATGTTATACACATGCTTTCGACGCAGACGCTTGATTCTGCCAGCTCTGCCCCGGGCCCGGTATATGTGGGAAAACGGTTCTTTGTACATGCTATGCTCCAGGCTGCAAGGTTAGCCCCAGCCACTTAACTACCAGGTGGGTAACGGTCTTGCATTCCTGCTTTCTTTTCATTGTGCTGATTCTTTTTTCTACAGTCTTTTTCTTCATTTCGAGCATCGCGGCTATTTCCTTTACTGTATACCCGCTGCCCAGCAGTTGTATGATTTGGTCATTGGTTGTCATTCGTATTTGGATTTATTGGGATAGAGTTCCTGCAGGACTTGCCGTATATCGCCGTCGAAGGCTTTGTCACCGATGGAGAACCAGGATCGGCCTTTGATCATTTGGGTAATTTGGGGTTCTAAATATTGGGCGTCAATTTTTAAATCCTTACATTGTATAATATGGAGCCCATCGACACAATTACAGTAAAATGTCTTTATGCAATAACCAAAACGCTTTGTCCAATCAGCATCACAAAGACACCAGAAGAACTTTTCTTTATTATACACAATCGGACAATGAACATCAAAGTAAAGACCATCACGGCCAAAAGGCCTTAACGAATCAATAGTATTCCATACTGTATATTTATAATCCGTAACCGTCATCTTATCCGTCAATCGCCCGTCATAATAATACGGAAACACCCGGGCTTCATATTTTTCTCTTAAATAATGATCATCGTTCATAAACAAAAAGTCATCACTCACCCGTTTGTCAACACATGCCGCTATCACCTTGTTGAAGATATTCCGCTCTTTGTCGTATGTCTGTGTGCCATAATCCGGGCAAGGGATATGCTCGACGTTTTTAACCCACCCTGGCTTTTCGCCGACAATGAACACATCACCGTAACCGATGAGATATTTTTCGATTGACCGCAGGCAATAGCGCAGTTCCAGGTTGTTCCACCGGGAGCCATAGCCAAGGGGGATAACGATTGACGTGCTCATGATTGCTCCTTTACGTAAATTACTTGCTTCTCAGTCTGTAATTTGATTCGGAATTGTTTCGACAATAACAATATCAACGTCTCGGCGGTTCGCTGCGCAATATCATCGTCATTATTCGCCCACTTGTTTAGCTCCAGCATTAGCTCCATTCGTTTTAATTCTTCCTCTGTTGGTTGTGTAGGCCAATAAGGAAACGGCTTCGGAGGAGGAGGCGTTTCCTTAAAATCCGGGATATCTATTTTATCTTTCATAAAAATGTTTTTTATCCTGCATCATTTGAGTTTCCATTTTCATCGAGGGTAAAGGCCGCGACCGGGGGTAAAGCAAAAGAATGAATCTGCAAAATTATCGGCCTGCCTGCGTTGATTGCTTCAATGTCCTCCCTCGAAGGCTGCCACATTTCAACCCACATTCGCCCTTGGTATTGCTTACCATCTTCGCCGGTGTACGGGTATTCAACTGGCATTGCTGGCATACCGAAGCAATGTTCGTCTTTTACGTTTTCAGGTTTGCCGACATATTTGGCGCCGGGGAAGTTAATAGGGTGCATAACTAATCAGTTACTATTTTAAAATATCCGCTAAATACAAATACTGCAATGGTGTAAGGAATAAACTTAGCGCCTAGTAACTCACTAGCCGTAACCATCCCGCCGCTTTCTTTCAATTGATCTACCCACCATTCGGCGACAGATTGACCGATACACCAGGCAATACCGGCGAGGCAGAGGGCTATCAGTATATGTCTTATTAATTTCATCCTACTTACGTTTAAAAGCCATGGTCAATATGTTTTTCAACCCATGCGCCGACTTACGCACAATGTCTTCATGCCCACTTTTTGCCACTTCTTTCCAACCCAGCGCATTCATCATAGCCGATAATGAATACTCGTTAAAGTGCCTTATATGTTCATCCGGCTTACGGTGTTTATAATTGTTATCGAACCAGTCTTTGCCTTCGGTGATAAAGTGGCAATACGGCAATGAGACACATAGCGTTTCACAAGGCAGATCCCGTACAAACTCGACGCTCGGGAAATGCTCCAGCACATCCCACATGGTAAAAACGTCGGCCTTAACGATCTCAGGCATCTGGTAAGCGCCATCCAGAGGAACGCCAGTAACATCATGGCCATATACATATGGCACATGCTGTTTGGCGAAATTGATAAAGGCCCCGTTGCCATACCCCACATCCATGATGGTTTTGATGGGCTTACCATGTGCGCTGCAAACGAAGCCGTACCGCATTGCCTGGAGTATTTCGCTTTGTCTAGTGTACTCCGCGCTGTCATAGATTGCCGAATAGGTCGCGTCATAAGTATAAGGCCGGTGATCGGTTTGGACAATTACGCCGTATTGATCAACTTCATATTTGCGGCCGTGTGATTCGAATTTCATTGAAGTATATATTCGTTTGGTGTATACAAAAGGCAGTTTGTTTTCTTTGGCTTAACCTCCAAATGGTATTCTTTACCAAGGCTTTGGGATAAGGCTAACACAGATGATTGATTGCAGTAGATGGAGTGCGCCCCTTTAATCAAGAGGGCTAATTCAAGAAGATTCGTCGTTTTGAGTGTTGGAAGGACCGTGAAGTGCTTCACGAAGTTATGATATTCATCTTCATGGCCAACAAAGAACACCGGTTTTTTTATTGACTTCACAACTTTTGCCCAATCAACTCCGCTGGTAATTTTCATCTGCTCGTTAGTGATGTGGCGACCGGTGTAGTTAATTAATACGTATTCATCGGGGATGTTCCACCAAACCCATCCGAAAGGCTTTTGCTCTACCTTTAACCATGGCTCCTTCCAGTTAGGGTAATTA